CTTTTTGCTGCATCGCTTGCTCCATCTCGGAATTAACCGAAGACAGACGCTTGTCAGCTTCAACAAAAGCGGCGTCAATCTTTTTGCCAGCTTCGTCCATCTCAGCTTTCTTGATGCGCAATTCCCGATCTACGTCAGACTGTTTAGCAACGGCCTCAAGAACAGCAGGAATAGCGTCAAGGACCGGACCCCAAACGTCTTGGAACTTGCGCAGGGCAGAAGTATCAATAGGCATAATCAACTCCCCGGCATACCGGCTTGGATCACAGTTATCGTTACCGAACCCGTAAGTGATGCGGCGTTAAGACGCACAGCCGTCACTGGAGTGCTTAGAGAACTGTCTTTAGATACCGCCGTCCCAACGGGGAATGCGGACATAGCAATCCATTGAGACGAAGCGGCCTCGGGATTATATGTATTGACAAAAACGTCGTCGTAGGTGTATTCCACGGAATACAGAATATCCCCGGTTTTGGCGACGTTAACCCCGACACTAAACGGATTGCGATAAGTATCCAAAATGATTGGATTAGACTTACCCGCTGCCGTTAATGTAACTCTAACTGGGCGCATCTCAGCCCCCTAATCAGACTTGAGTAGCAGTGGGAGCCTGAGCGCCGTTATCAGCACGCTGCTGATAGATAACCGTAATAGCGATCTGCCCAGAAGTCGGGTTGCCACCGGTAGAGGTAAAAGTGGCCTGAACCGGAACATCAGTCGTACCAATGTTATCCAGAGCGGCGACCTTGCCGGTGATGGCGGTGTCCATATTGGCCTGAGTAACACGAGCAACAGCGGTGCCAGTATTAAACGAAGCGGCGTACTCTGCGGCGGAACCGCTCTTGCCAATCGTCACACCCACTTGGCTAACGGAGTTACCAGCAACAGTCACCAAAACCTCGGCGACGAAGTTCAGGATCTTAGTGCCAGCGGGCAGGTTAAACAGAGTCTGAGCAACCGGGGAGGTGGTCAGAGCAACACCGGACACGTTGACGTATGCAGTACGCGAAAGGGTCGACAGACCAGTATTTTCAGCAGCGCCAAAACGAACGGTGCCTGTACGAACCGGACCCGAAAAAGTAGCGAAACCCATAATCATTTCCCTTATTTGCGCCCATCATCTCAAGGGAGAAGTCTGCCAAGCCAGTTGATGAGCAGGTGATCTTGGATATTTAGAAACTACCACAAAACAAACTAAGGGGCAACGTCTAGCCGGTTAGATTTTTTCAAGTTCTCTTCTTGTGTAATGACCCGAAGGTTCCATGGCACATGAAGTCCGCAAACAAATTCAGACCGTAAGGGGACGATGTGGTCCACGACATATTGTTCGCCCGTGGTTTTAGTCATGGTGATAGCGATCTGATAAATCTGGCGGATCTCGGTCTTTTGCTTTCTTGTGAGCCATGGCGGCGTAGCTTGGCGGTGTTTACGACGACGAACCTTGTTGTCAGCTAAGACCTGTAACTGATTTCGTGACTTCCAAACGTCTTTATATCTACGCTTAAGATGGGCAGGAGTCGTGTTTGCCACTTGGATGACTCGCTCTCGGTTCTTTTGATACCAATCGTGTTTGGCATCTTTTACTTCCTCGCGCTGGTTGTACTCTTTAAAGTAGTCAACCCTTTTTTCTGCGGCTTCTTTCCATTCTTCTTTAAGGCACTCGACGCACGCGCCTTTGGTCTTACGGGGGGCTACATGTCCATGCTTGCATGGAAGCCCAGTGAAGTAATGGGATGCGCCGGCCGCTTTGGCTTCGGCACGGGTTTTGGGGAGATCGTGGTTGTTCATGTCTACCTCGGAACTTAGTAACAGGTAATGTACCCGAGGTAAAAAACGCCGTCAAGCGGCGTGTAGTTTTCTGACACCAAAAGAAAAGGGGGCCGAAGCCCCCTCCAAACCCTTGATTTACAAGGATTTCTTAGGTCGAACCAGACGAACCCCAGATACCGAGCGGATCAGACCATCCGAACGAATACCTTTCGCGCGCCTTGTAGCGTACATTTCCGGTATCGAAATCACCGTCCATTCCAGTAGACATGGGGGTACGAACGAAGTGCTTCATACCGTTAGGAACGTCAGTCATCAGGAACCAAGCATTATTGTCGGTCAGGAAGTGATTAACCGTGTGACCTTCAGGAATGGACCCCATCGCCTTAAGAGCGTTGATGTCATTGTCGGTTGTGCCGACGCGCAGTTCCGTTTCCAGCAGACGTTTTGCAACGAACATCAGTGACGGCGGGATAATCAGCTTACGGGGTTTAGCCGCAATCAGCATGCCGCGCTCATCGGTCCAAGCAGCGATCTGGATAACAGCCGCCTCAAGCGAGGTTTCGTTCAGATCAACCATGGTGCCGGGACGGTTTGAGTTAGTACCGCCAGAAACCAGAGGGTGCGAGGACGAGAACAGAGCGACGTTATCGCCGCCCAGATACGAAGAACTAAAACCGTTATTCAGCACCGAAGCTGCTTTAACTTGCTTGGTGTAAGCCATTGCACGGGCCAGAGCCTTGGTGTAACGAGCCGACAGCGAGTCATACAGGTTGTCTTCGACAGCTTCTTCGGTCAGAGCGAAACCCATCGCAATGGTTTCATGGGTATAACGAGCAACCCATGCTTCTTGCGCGTTGTCGTACTGGATCGCAGCGCCTTCGGTCTTCACCGGGGCGGGAGCAAAACCCGACAGCTTAGTTTCTTCTTCGAACGAACGCTCGGAACTCTCGACTTCGTAGATTTCCTTGTGTTCTTCGCCGTAACGGTTGTACTCCATGCCGAACAGGGCGTTCAGGCCGGGGAGCAGTTCCTTGAGTAGTTGGGAACGTGAGATTGCCATTATTTATTCTCCCTTACGCAACGCCGAGCGGGTTGTAGTAAGAATGCAGGGTCTGATTCAACTTAACGATGAACTCAGGGAAAGCGTCTGATTCGGTACCACGAACCACATCAACAATACGCAGAGCGAGAGTCGAAGTAGTGGCGATACTAGCGCCATCAGTGCCCACAACCAGAGCGATTCCCGAATTGCCGGTGGTGGTCGAGCCAGCGGTGCCGAAGCTGATAGCAGCGTTCTTACCGATAGCGCCGCGCCAACCCGAACCATTCGTGCCCGAGTTAAACGTGCCCAGTGCAGCAGTTCCTTGAATCTGGAACAAAGCATCCGGATCATCCATCACACGCACGGCAACGTCACGATAACCGCTGTTGTAAGCATTAACGGGCAGATACTGAGCAAACAGTTGCTGCTTCATGATCGCGGGCGAAACAAAGCTAGCGCCAACGCACACACCCACGATGCCGGTAGTACCCGACAGAGTGGTAGCCGCCGAGCTAGTAATAGTCTGGGCGGTGGGCGAGGTGGTAGCAACAGCGGCAGGGATGCCTGCGCTCAGGACAATGAGGTCACCGTTGAAAATCGCGGCACTATTGTTAGTAGTACCAAACGTGTATTCACGGATAACCCCGCCATTGTAGGGCTGACCGCCAATCAGATTTAGCGGACGCAGCCCGTAAGGGGAAGCAGTTGCAGCCATTTATGGCCTCCAAAAATTAAAGTTTAGATGAACCTGAACCAAAAGCACTGCGCGAAGTCTCGGACTTGTGGTCCTTGAACAGAGGCATACGCGGGTCATTTTCACGGAAAAGCGTGTTATTGACCGAATCCATCTGTGCGCGGGCTTGCTTGTTGTAATACGCATCGCGTTGATCCACCAACTCTTGCGGAGTTTTGCACAGGATCAGACCGCCGATTTCGAGATTTCCCGAGGCGTTCGGGGTAAGCATCATCTCAGGATGATCTTCCGCTTTCACGGGTTCCCACCCTTCTCGCAACTTGCCAGACATATTAGTCGGGTCAGGTTGACCAAGAATAGAGGTACGAATCCAACGAAAAGCGTATCCGGGTTGCGGGGCCGGGTCGGGGAGCGTAGCAGCCGGTTGCCACTGACGAACTTTCCGCTCGCGGGTATCCGCATCACGATTGGTAAGTCCACGTTCAGTACGATTCTCAGCCATTTTCTCTTCCCAGTTTCGCAATTTCTTTCGCGTAGTCTTCCAACGGGACTCCGATCCGTTTTGCAAAAGCCACCTGCGTTTGCGTCAGCACGATTTTCTTGGGCGCGGTGCTTCGCGTTGCCGGGGCCACTACATTTGCGGGTTTAGCCTTTTTGGGCTTTTCCTCGACTACTTCATCATCGAATGATTCGGGAAACACTTGCCGGATTCTCCGGTTCAGCTTCTCGTAATACTCATCAGATTCAGCGTCAATACCCTGCTTGACCAATTTTTCATGCACCCCCAGAGCGAAGCTAGTCATCTCTTCATCAGACCCGAACCAAGAGTTTTGGCGTTGCCACGCTTGTGCTTTTGGGTCCGGCCTATACTGGGCGGGTTCTGGTTCACTATATACTCGCTTATTCTCCCGTTGTAAAGTATCTTCATCGGGAATTTCAACAAGTTTATCTTGAACGCGATTGATCTTAATTTTAGCGTCAGCGATTTCTTCTTGTGCCGCAGCTAAAAGATCAGCATCGCCGTCCTCATAAGCCTTCTTAAACTTGGCCCTAGCCTGCGCCAATTCGGCCTCGGCAGCGGATTTATTCGCCTCCGTGGCAGTCCTATTAGACTGGTTGGCATAGGTTTTAAGCTTCTTATTCTCCTCGTATACCTGCTGGGCGAAGCGAAGAGCCTCTTCTTTCTCACGGGCAGCGGCTTCTTTAGCCCGACGCTCGTCGTGATAGCCCTTGGACAGGTGCTGAATACGCTTCTTTACCTTATCCGAATAGCTCTCAAGCTCATCTTCGGTAACTTCAGCGGGGGGTTCAGACGCCTCACGGCCCCGGTCTTTCTCAGGGGTATCGTCTACAACCTCAACTTCTACCTCGTTGCTGGCCCCTTTTTCAGGGGCCGCAGCCTTAGCTTCCTTCTCGTCAGGAAACTCAAACTCAACTTGTTCGCTCATTTAAGTCTCCTTAACCAGCGCGTGTGATGCCACGGGGATCTTCGACAACGGCTTCGACGGTATCGTCGTTAATAAGCCGAAACTCCCGACCATGAATCTTCAGGCGGGTACCCGCATAGGCACGGGTAATAACGAAGTCACCCTCTTTACACCACGGTCCCGTAGGAAACTTGTCCGCGTCCTTATAAGCCATTTCACCGGCCTTAATGACGAAGAGAACCACCGTACTATGCTCTTCAATTCGTACCGAAGAGTCTGCTTTAAGGATTCCGGACTCAAACTTATCCTCTACTTCCGGCACCGCACACAGCAGTTTGTACCCTTGAGGCTTGGGCAGTTGGGTTGCTGCGGTTTGTTCTTCACTCATCAAAATGCTCCAATTTGCGCATGAGGTCGTTTACATGAGACTGCGCGAGGCTTAGACCCCGAATTACCCCGCACAGATACTTATATTCTTCGAACGTCTTAGGCGCACCCTGCTGCAATGCAGAGGTGTTAGTTGCAATCTCCTCACTGAACTCAGCAAGGAGATGTCTTAGGATCTTTTCTTCCATTACTTGTTGCCCGATTTGGGCTTGTTCGTGCCCGAATTGGGTTGTTTACTGTTGTTTTTGATCGCATCAATGATGTTCTTGAAGTCAGCCTGCTCCGCCTGACGACCCGATTTAGACGCCTCCAAGTCAATCCGTTTGTTCTCAAGCATGAGCTTTTGTTGATCCATCTGGAGTTTGGCCTGCTCGTTCTGCATCTTGGCTTGGCTCTCCATCATCTTGCGCTGACCGTCCTGCGCTTTAAGCTGAAGCTCTTGCTGCTGCATCTGGATGACCGGGTCTTGCGCCATTTGTTGAGCCTGCTGTTGCTGGGC